GTCAGCCATGATGCGAACTTGTGTAGGCACATCTGTTTTGTTGTGACGCCATTCAGCCACTTGAGTCGTAGTGTCAGCTTCAAATACCTGTATGGCTGCAGGATCGCCGCCTGTACCCAGACTAGGATCCAAGGCCACAATGTAGATCTTGTCTGCTTGTATGGGTCTGTACCAACGCACTTGTCCTGTTTTACTGGAAGGTTCTACACCTTCCAGTTCCAGCAACTTCAGAGGTGAAATCAGGGTTTCGTCATTGATAACAAAATCGCAGTCCATTTCTCTACGGAATCGTTCATCGCCTAGTTGTGCCCGTTGTTCATCAGCCCATGTGTCATCACGATCTGGATGCTCACGCCAGTATGCTCGAAACGCCTTGAAGCCATTGACGCCTAGTCCATTGGGTCTAGGATTGCCGTACTCATCTTCGATTTTGTTAGCGCCTTTCCAGATCAACGCAAACTGATCTTCGTCTGAGTTAGGAGTTGAAGTGATGATGGCTTTACCGCCTGTGCTCAGTGTGGGCGTGATAGAAGTCCAAAACTCTTTGGCAATAGTGGGGCGCACAAACGCAAATTCGTCTAGATACAACAGCGTGATAGACATACCCCGTCCGGTGTTTTCTGTTGTGGTCTGTGATACAATACGTGATCCGTTGTCAAACTCTAAACTGCCTTTGTTGTAACTGGTAGCACCTGCTCTAATATGATTGGGACACAGTTCATAGGCATAACGAATACGCTGCATGATTTCTTGTGCACCTAGGTATTTGTGTGCGGCTACCAAGATAGTGGCGTCGGGCACAAACATAGCATACCACAACAGATAACCTGCTGCTGATGTTGACTTGCCAGTTTGTCGAGGCATCAAAGAAATTGAGAAACGATTGTTGTGATAGTTTGCAATCAGTCGTTTTTGATATTCAAAAGGTTGGTACAGCATCTTTCCCCGGGTGGGATGCTGAATGTAAAAGAAGTTGTCCATGAAGTACATGGGTCCGTCAACCGGGTCAGCACACTTCATGAATTCTTCAATTTCCCGTTGAGTGTATGTTTCCTTACGGTGCGGTGCTTTTACCAGTACTGTGTCTAATCCAGGTTTGATGCTCATAGGTCCTTTGTGTGTTGATACACCACTTGTGCAAATGCAGCGTTATTTAACCTGCCAGGATGCAAGAGGTCTCGCCCAAGATCCAGTTGTGTTTTGTCTGCCACAAGATCCCTGTAGTCATTGGGCGCATACATTACCACTGGAATATCCAGTTGATTGCATACATGTGCGATGGCCGCTCGGTTCTTTTCGGCCCTAATCTCTAGATTTTCGTCGTGTGCCAGCATAGTTTTCACAAACGATCCTGCTCCCCAGTTGGCCTGATCGTAAGCCCAGTTGATTAGATGCGGCGGTTGATCGGGATCTGCATGCAGTTCAATTCTGTTGGCACGTGGTTCTAGAAACACCACAAACTGTGGGTGGAGTTGTGCCAAGTAATAACGTGCTATTCGATAACAAGTGTCGCTGGCTGCACCAGCAATGCCCAGGTTCCAGCACCATAAGCCCAACATCTCGCTCAATACTGTGGTCCAACGGTCATGTTCTGCTACTCCAGTGCCTTGAGTAAAGCTGCATCCAATGGCCACGAAATTTTGTCTGCTGTCAAACTCTTGAGTTCTAAATCCATCACTGTTGAATGTGTAGTCAATGTGTTGGTCCACCCAGCCAAACTGTTGTAACATGTTGTGTTTGTCAGGATCACTCATGTGTTGTTGGTAGTTTTCTCTGCTGTCAGGACTGATCCAATTCACAGTTTGTCCTGCATAGCTACTCCAAGCGTGCAATGGCTTCATTGTGCAAGATGTGCAAGTTCAGGCCACAACTGCACAAACTTACCTGCGCAATCCGTGTGGTACTGAGTTTCAATCTCAGTGATGTGTTTATGGAACTGTTTGGTAATACCAGGACGTTCTTGTGTGACTGCACGATATGTAGTCAAAGCATTATCAAAGAATTGACGCTCTGCTGGTGTTGCTAAGCCAGTAGCATAAAATCTTTCAATTTCGTTGGCTGCTGCTTGGGCTACCTTGGGTCCATGCAGGAACGGATCTAGGTAGTCGGGTTGAAACAGGTTCTGCCAAAGTACTGTAACGCCTTGACTTGCTGCCCATTCACGAAACTCTGTTATACGTGTAGCATTGTAGATGTTGTACACTGCATGAATTCCGCCCCACTGACCCTGTTTGAACAGGTCTTTGACTGTGGCCAAATTTTCTGTCAGCATGTTCCAGTCGCCGCCATAGCGCACATATTCAAACTGTGCGCCAATGTTGTCAAAGCTCATGCTCCAGCCAACTTTCTTTCTTTGTGCTAGTTTTTTAAAAATCTTGTTCTTGCTGAGATCCACGTTCATGTTGGTGATCAGTGTTACAACACAGTCTCCGGGTATTACATTAAGCAGTCGTTCGTTTTCAGGCAACAACAGTGGCTCTCCGCCCACAAGTGCAACATCTTGAATGTGCGATTTGTGCTGTTCAAGAAAATCACACACTTGTTCATAGTAAGGACGACTGCCAGACTTGAAAGGGATGCCTTTGAGTGCTGACCATTTGGAACTGGCCCATTCACTGCAATAGTTGCAACTGAGATTGCAGGTGGTGTTCCAACGCACATCCACAATCACAGGATAGTGATACTGGTCTCCGGCTGTGGCATAATCAAAGTTGGGGTTGGTATCGTTGTGCCACTTGCGTTCAGAGTCTGCACCAAAGCGTTCAGCCTTGACACAGTTAGAACAGTACTGGTGCGGCCGTCCTTGTGCAATTTCGCTGCGAACCTGTGCCATTAGATCACTGTTGAGAATCTGTGTGATACTGTGTGTATTAAGATTGCCCAGCATGTTGGGGTCGCCTGCACAGCAGGTTTTGACATCACCGCGGGGATTAATATGCAGCCCGCGCCAAGGGGCTGCGCAAAAGAAATTTGTCATCCCGTATTTACGGGTAGTTTATTGGCACCAAGATGTTTTGGCTTCGCCAAAGTATTCACGGGCAAAACCATTGGCGATTAGGCCTTGACGCAGGCTACGGCCATCTAGAACAATATCGCCCAACACACGGCCGCCAAACTTGTCCCAGGCATAAAGTGTGACCTGTCGCTTCTGACTGGTTGCTATTGCGTTTTTGGTAAACTCTGTGGCTGCTAGGCCGCGAGCATTTTCCTGTGGGCACTGAGCACGGTGTCCTTTTTCTGGAGTGTCAACGCCAAAGATTCGTACAGCCAGTTCGGGCTTGAGGGGAGCAGGCAAGAATGGTGCTGCAATCACAACTGTGTCGCCGTCGTTGATGCGAACAATTTGTGCGTCATAGGTCACCCCTTGTGGTGTTTTTTGTGCCATGGCCAAACATGGAATTAGTAGTAGAGAGAGTAGTAGTTTTTTCATAATTTTGTTTTAAGTTAGTTCTTGCCAACCAAGTTCGGCCAATACATCAGCATTGTTGGCAGTGGCTGCTAGAGCCAAGGTCACTGTGTCGCTGACTCCTGCCAGGGTTCTACCAAGTTGAAATTGAAAGAAATCTGTTGCACTCAACTGTGTTAATTCCCTGGCACTGGCATATCCTGTTTGTATTTCTATGCCACCACTGACCGCAGTTGCGGCCAGGTCATATTGTACTGTACCAGTTGGGCTAGTTCCAGCCCAAGTTGCTCCAGTCAGTGTGGCGTTTTCCAGCAGAGTCCAACGATAGTAATTTACACTGGGGCTCAGCACATCAATCTGTCTAGGAAACACAATAGCATCCAATCTAGTTGGTGCCAATCTAATGCTAACAATAGGATAGTAAGTGTTGGCATTAGTTAAACGTTTTTGTGTGGTGCCGGTGCCTGCTGTTTGAGTAGTTCCAAAATTGTTGTAGCCACCTTCACTGATCACAGTACTACAGATCTGTGTCATCTGGCTGGCGCTGGCAGTGTTGGCTGTGTTGGTAATTTCGTAACGTATGGGCAAGGTAGCAGTGGTCATATACACACGGGTATTGCCAGGCTGGTTGGCGTGATTGAATGTATGACAAATGATAAACACACCATCAATAACAAATCCCACACGCACTGACCCTACACCCAGCCACTCTACATCAGCATGATAAATCTGTGTGCGATTGGGATACAGTGTTACACCTGATGGATTGGTGGTACCGCCCGTGCCTGTAAGTCTGTCGCCGTTCCAGGCGTCTTGACGCACACGCTCTTCCACACCAGTTGATCCTGAACGGATTACCATGTAGTTGAAAGTTCCGTCGTTTTCAAAGAACACACCGTCAGCAGCGCCGAACAGACCTACACGCTGACGCAATCCAGTTTTAGGTGTGTTCATGCAAAATGTCAGTAGTGTGAATTGGCTTTTGCCGGGTTGGTAGGGAAATACTTTTTTGGTTTCACGGATGACCGAATCACCGTTAGTTGATCCTACATTGAGTTGAAAACTGCTTTGGTTTTCAACATAGACCACGTTGCCTGTGCCTGATATAGCATTGCTAAACTGACCGTGATCGTAGTATCGAGCGTTGGTGTCGAACAGGGTGAACGGTTCGCTCACACGCAATCGACCAAATGCATCTGCTGTGGATCCCGAGAATCCTGAAATAACCACATTAGCGTCATCGGCTAGCACTACGTTGGCATTGCCTGTGATGCCCACATTGCCAGATACTGTCCAAGGTGTTGTGCCTTGTGTGACGTTGACGTTGCCAAGTATGCCTACATTGCCAGACACCGCCCAAGGACTGGTACCTTGAAGCACAGTAACATTACCTGATTGTATAGTAACAGGTAAAGTATTGCCACTGATATTAACATTGCCCAAGCTGCCAATGGCCACATTGCCCACAGATACGTTGCCGACAATAGAAGCATTGGTGCGGATGAATACGTTGCCTGTGGCTTCGTCAAGTTCTAGTGCTTGATTGATATTGCGTAGATACCACGGTGCTACTTGGGTTGGATCTGGAACAGCCATTATCTATATCCTTGAAATGCCCGGATGGGACTTTGTGTGTCTACAGATGTGGGTTCTGTGCTGTCGGGAGTTGATACCAGCTTTTTGCCGCCAGGTGTGTTGGTCATGGTCAGTGCAGTATCAATTATTTGAGAAATGCCAGCGTTCATTCCAGCTACAACTCCGTGTTCGCCAAATGCTGTTTCTGAGTCCCAGGCAGGTATCTTGGAGTTGATGCCATCTGTTCCAGCATCGCTACGGGCTCTGGCTATAGCCACACCAAATCTATAGTTGTTGTAAGGATCAGCAGCACTGAGTCCAGGAATCACATAGGTGTGACGCATAGGAGCTGCTTGTTCAGGAGACAAGGCTTTTCGTTCCACAATGAACTCACGTGCTCTCATCGGTAACCTTGAAATGCCTTAACAGGACTTTGTGTGTTGGTACTCTGTACTTCTTCTGAATCCAAGTCACCGTGGTTCAGGTCAGTCCAACTAGCACCTGCTGCCTTGTAGGCTTGTTTCAGCATTTTTTGTTCAACTTCGGTGTAAGGATAAGCACCTCGACGTTTGCCTATCCAGGATTTTTCGTCCATGTCAATGGGTGCTTCAGTTCCGTCAGCCATGGCCACCGCCATCATTACACGATTGAGAGTGTAATCACTGTTGCTGCGTTCACCGTCATTGAACAAGTGCAGTCCCACTGTAGCGGCTTGTCGGCGTTTGCCAATCACACCGTCTCGTTCAGTGATAAACTCTCGTGCTCGCATTACTGTCCTGCTGAGTTGTAGACACCAGCAATGGCCGAACTGGCTGTGCCCAGTTCCAGAGCAGTGAATGGTGAGCCAGTCACTGTGACTCGATTTCCTGCACCAGCATACACTTCAAACACAGTGTTGGCAGGTATGGTGATTGGTGCAGAATAAATGTTGCCTGCTGCACTAGCTGAGCCCAAGGCCACTGCAAACGACTGATAAGTTACTGCATTGGCCGCTGTGGAGATCTGCAGCTTGTCAGTGTAGACCACAGCATTGGCCAAACTGGTGTACACATTAGCTGGCATTATTTGCTATCCTTGTTGGGCTGCGATACTACTGGTTGATACAGTTCACGAGTTTGATACATCACTCCTGGGATTTCCACGGGTATTTGGCGACCTGTTTGTGGTGCAGGAGCATGTGGGTTCAATACCGGCACAGTGGTCAGCACAGATTCTTTTAGAATTTTGCTCATGATATTATCCTTTGTATGCTTTCCATTGGTTGGTAAGATCAAAAATGCTTTCTTGGACTTTTTCCATGTCACCGTCACCGTCTAGATCAGCTTCTTTTTTGCCAGCAGCACGAGCCTTGGCTAGATTGCCAGTGAACTTGTTGCCTTCTTCAACATCATCTTCTTCAACTTTTTTGGCTTCAGTTTTGATGCCAGCCATTTCCATCATGCGCTTGATAGCATCTTCTTCAGCTTCAGCATAACTGTGTTGGCGGTCATCTTGGCTAGCCAACACAGGCACTGTGCTTTGACCAGTTGACTTGGGCTTGTTGAGGCCACCTGCATATTGCAATGCATCATCGGAGGTTTCTGTTTCTGTTGGGTAGTCTGGTTGGTTCATGGACACTTCGTCCATTTTTTGTTCACCACAAGAACAGTCAGGTGTTCCGCAACCGCAAGCTGACTTGTATCCAGATCCGCCGTAGCCTTCGTCACCGCCACCTAGTCCTGCACTCTTCAACAGTTGGCTCAGCTTCATTGCATCATCGTCCGTGGCAGTGACGGTGAGACTCTTGCTGGGACCACCATGCTCATCGTTGTTCATGCTCATGTTGATGCTCATGCTTTCGTCAAGACGAGCCATGCTTTCAGAAATCATGTTTTCAAGTTCACGATTCATTGAATCATAGATACCTTTGCCATAACCAAATCCGCTGGATGCAGTAGGTGTTCCTGTGCCGCCAGCTTCTTCAGTTTTTTCTTTCTTCTTCTTGGGAGCGTCATCAGGCTTTTTCTTTTCTGGTAGACCTTTGTGCTTGGTGGCAGCAAAGTCTTCGGCATCTTTCTTGCCCATGCCTTTGGCTACTTTGGCAACTTCTTTAGACGCAGGCTTTTCACCTTTTTGTGCAGCATGAACCATGCCCATGAAGCGTTGTTGCTTTTTGCTTACGGCTTTTTCATTGACCTGTTCTTCGTCTTTGTCCAGCATCTGCAAGATGTCTTCAATTTTGTTGCCCAACATTTTGTTGCCGTCTTCAAAGGCTTCGTCACGCATGCGAACTAGGATTTGAATATCATCTTCGCTGGCTGCTTCTTTGGTCATCAGCTTTGACTTGCCGCTAGGACCCTTGGCACCAATAGAGGCCTTGGTACCTTTTGGACGGCCACGACCACGCTTTTCGCCGTCTGCTGGTTTGTCATCGTCGGCACCAACACTGATACCACTCGGATCAACTCTGCGAGTCACTCTACGACCACCGGGAATTTCTTCCACATCGTGCTTGCTACCACGTGTGATTGTACCCACTGCTGGCTTTTCAACACGGGGACGCTTGTGTGCAGTGAAAGGACTGTTGTCTTCTGCTTCGTCGGCCACAACTTTCTTGCCGCCACCCAATGCCTGCTTCATAGCTTCAGCCGCAACATCACCCAGCATCTCATCAACTTCTTTTTTGGCGCCGGCAATCTTGTCAGCAAAAGTGATCTTGTCTTTGGGTTCAGCTAGTGCAGCAAAGCTCTTGGCCTTAGCAGGACTCATCTTTTCTTTGATCTGCTTGGGATTGGGTTCATCACCTGGCTTCATGCCTGTTTGTGGCATGCCCATTTTCTTTTGTAGATCACGAATCATGTCTGCGTCACTGCCGTGGCCTACTTTGTCAAGTGCTTTGCCAGCAACTTTTTTAACAGCGCCGCCTACCTTGCGAGCCATGTCGCCTAGACCTTCTTCTACACTCTCATCATACTTGTCGTACTTTTTGCGAACAGGGTCCAGTGCCTTGCCTTCGCGTCCAGCCTTGGCCAATGCTTCCATGCCTTCTTTGCCATACTTCTCATAGCCCTTGGCAGCACGGCTCATGTCACGCTCATTGAGTTGTCCGTGTGTGGTACTGGGCAAATCACGAATGGTGTCGAGTTTTTTGTTTAAGTCGTAAAAAAATGTCATTTCTATTATCCTCGGGGTTGGGCGCCAGTTGCTGGCTTAGGTGGACGCTTGATGTTGGTCATGGGGCTTTTGACACCCTGTGGCAACTCATTTGTGGTCTTTGCCGGAGCAGTTTTGCCACCAGCAACGCTGAACTTGCTACGATATGCATTTTTTAGCACAGCGTGGTCGTATGGGCCAGTGGCGTAGTCCTTTTTCAATGCACGTTGTTGTGCATCGTCTTGAGGATAGTCAGTGTCGGCCAACAGGTCTTTGTTTTGATCTGTGATCTTTTTGTTCTCGTCGTCGAGACTTTGTTCGTATGCATCTGTGTTCATCACGATGCGATTGGGATCTAGGCCCAGCAACTGTGCCAACTGTTTGATCTGTGGTTCAATCGCAGGATATCGAAACTCCACATCCACGATGGTCATGGGCTGATTGGGGAAGGCAGGAAAGTCTGGAATGTTTTTTCGCACAGGTGCAGTCTTGGGCGCACCCATTTTGACCACATCAAACTGCGACATCTTTGACTCAAGATCTTTGATAAAGCCTGTGGGCACATCGCCAACTATCTTGATGCGATAGTTGTATGTACGTTCACTTTCGGCCAGGTATTTTGCAAATGGTTTCATGTCAGTGTCCTATTGTATATTTATTCTTTTGCTGCATTTTGGTCTTTGCCTTTCAGCAGTCTTTCCAGCAAATCATTGCGGTTTAACACCATGCCCTCGCCGGTTTGAACAGGTGTTTGATCTTCAGGCACGTCTCGATCCAGTTTCATTTTCTTCATTTGCAGATCGATCATCTTGAGTTTTTTGTTGAGTTTGGCTGTTTTGGCTGTGATAGCATGCCCCAGCATGTTTGATGCTACACTGAATATTTCGCTAGCAAAACGACTGTCGACCTGCATGCCCAGATCCATGAGATCTTTGTAACTGTCTTGTGCCAGTTGTGCTAGATCATCCATTTCTGTGTCGCTGGCATCAAGGCCACGCACAGCAGGCAATGCAGCGTCTATTTTGTCTATAGTGGAGTCAATTGCTGCCAACTGAGTGCGAGTTTCTTCAATGGAGGGAGCCGTGGGCTCTGTATCAGTTTCCACTGGAGTGGGCAGGTCAAAAAGTGCTTCAAGTTTCCGCGTCATGCGGGTATTTATGGATCAGTTGCGACCGTTGGTAAACATGTCTTGTTCGGTAATCACACGAAAAGTCAGTCCTTGACGAGCGCACCACTTTTGAGCAGCAGCCCATTTGGCATAGTTCACAGCAACTACAGCACGATCTCTGCTGCTCATTTTTGATTCGATCACACTTTGTTTCTTGGGTTTGATTTCAATAAGTTCAGCTTTGATAGTGTTGTCTTTGTTGCGATACATGATCAAGAAGTCTGGCACATAGTTGCTTTTTTTGCCAGTCACAGGATTCATGTAGGGAATAGCAACACTTTCGCTGGCCCATTGCAGAATGTTGTCGTTGGTGTCACAGAATCGCATAAAACTGTGTTCCCACCCTGACCTGTATCGAGGTGTGCCACGACCCACATACTTGTCGCGATTTACAACTTCGTATAGACCTTGGGCCCAGCGACTCATTGTAGCACTGCTCTTGCAGCGTAAAAATTGGGAGTTGCACTGGCATTAACACCCAGCAGTGTGGCCTTGCTGCGAATCAAGTTGAGATAATACGCAAGGTTCACTGTGAGATTAACGCCTGTTTGGCCTTGAAATCCTGCCAACAGTGTCATAGCTGGAATGCCTGTATTTTGTGCAATTCTAAACAGGCTCACAGCAAAGTTTCCAGCTGCACGTTCTGTAGTCATTACACTGCGAAAATAAGAATATACAGCATCGTATTCGTTGGAGGGAACATTGACATCAAAACTGTAAAAGCGATCAAACACTCGTACTGTAAGGTCTTGCTGTAGGTTTACTTGATTGACTGTACTCATGATTTAGTTATCACTCAAAACCATTGATACCTGCGTTTGTGTTAGGAGCCGGAGGACGAGTAGCAGTAGGAAAGATTATACCGTCCACAGCATTGGTCACTGCTCGCACACCACCAGGCAATGCTGCTCTAACAGCACCCACACCCAGGGCAGTGGCTTCGCTGATAGCAATGCTCTTGAGGTTTGCGCCTTTGAGAGTGTTGTAGGCCGTGCCTGCTTTTTGTGCTGCACCAATCAGGCCCAACACACTACCTGATTGCAAATCTCGGCTGACGCCACTGGCCACATCCAACAAGCCACCTTGACCCAGAATGGTCTGTGTGCTGCCTGCTCGTGCAATAGGACTGGGCTTGCGATCATAGTGTGCTTCGTTAGCAAAGCCACCAGCTTGGGTGTTAGGTGCACCTTGATAATATTTCACGGTTTCGTAGTTGATGGTCATGCTGTGTTGCATGGTTCCCGCTCCGTCAGCATAATCATACTGATCATGACTCCAGTTGGATATTAGCGGATTGATCAACACGTACTCGGCATACTTGTGCTGGTAGTCAAAACCATAGATACGAATGTCAGTAAAAAATGGAGGCTTGCCTTTGGTGCCATCGCTAGTGCTTTCACCAATGAAACCCCAATCGTTGACCAATCGATCATTGTTGTAGATGTCACGGGTGTTGTAACCAAAGCCAGCGGTTCGGTTGGCCTGAGGACCAATGCTGCCGTTGGTGTTGCTGTCGTTGCCGTATTTTTGTGTGGGATCTTTGTAGTAGTAACTGTAGTAGTTGTACCACATGTTGCGCACAAGATCGCCACCGTCGTCATGGAATGTAATATTAACCGGATCATAATTGATCTTGGTCTGTATTATTCGTTTGCGATTGTATTGATTTAGTGTTTCTGTCTGAACAGTATATTTGGGCAGATCCACTGTTTTGACCACCAGGCTGAGATTGCTGACATCAGACAAACCCATAGCACCAGCGAGATAAGGAATTTCTTTGACGTTGATACTGAAACTTACATGGAACAGGAACTTGAGCCTAGGCTTGAGTTCATATCCATTGCTGCGAAACACCTTGCTTGCGTGAGTGTAGTCACGCAAGGTGTCGCCGCCGAAGAAACCTTTTAGGAGACTTTGTCCCCAGGTGGTATCTGCCATGTGCTATTAGGCGCCAGCGCCTGTTACTACATCGCCTAAGGTTCGGCCAAGGCCTGTGGCTACGCCAACACCATAAGGAATCTGGTTAGCATTGTCAAACGCAATAGTCAAGTTGATAGTAACTGGTGCGCTTTCAGCATAGCTCATGCCACCGTAATCTGCACTCTTCAAGTAGCAGCCATACAGTTCCCATGTTTCCAGCACAACAGGTTGTTCAGCGCCGTTACCGCCGTCCAAGATTTCGAAACGAGTAGTAAACTTGTAATCGATACCAGACGATGCTGATGCCATTTCCAAGAAGTCCATTTGCTTCTGTAGCTGTTCGCCTACAAGGCGTCCAACTGCGCCACTGGCGTCATCACGGATTTCGCATGTGGTATCTGCCCAGGTGTGTTTGCCAGCCAACTTCAATGTGCTGTTGTAGATTGGCAATGTGATTTCTTCAAAACTCAAGTTGGGTCTTGCAAAAGTCATCACTTGCTTGGTTAATTCAGTTCGTGGAGTTGACACACCGAAGTTTTCAAACATCACTCTGAAGCGATATTTGAGTTTGGGCATCAGCAGACCTTGAGTGCTTGCACTTTGATCGCTG